ATATCTTCAAGTGCGTCTTCATCCAAATCATCTACTAAGTTTCTAAAAAACTCTTCGTCTTCCTCTTTGATCTGTTCGTCAGACAAGCCTTCATCTAGATTACTTTTAAACTCTACTACAATACCACCATCAGTAGGATCGTATTCCATACTTGCTGCACTATCTTCTGTTTCAGTTTCAATCTCTACGACTGAAAGTTCTACTGAAGGAATAGGATCAAACGGATTGCGTTCAGTTGCCATGTTCTATATTGCCTTTGCTGTATAGTTGTAAGGATTACGTTCTACCACAGAACCACCTTTCTTATAGCCAAGTGTACTTGTTTTTTCTACATCAAACAATGGAATAAATTGTTTTTCTGGTTCAAGAAGCATAATATTTTTTGCTTTTCTTTCATATGTTGTAAATGAATCATATCCTAATTCTTTTAAAATATCTTGGACTTTTGTACTTTCTATAATATTAAAATTACCTTCCTTTAATAATTTTCTATCTTTTTTTATTATATTTTTAATATCTTGTAGTATAGTAGAATCTTTTGATAATTTCATTCTTTCAATACTTTTAACCCTTGCATTATCTTCTTTATCTAATATTTTCTCAAGTTCTTTTATATGTTTTTTATTTTGATAATCAAAAGTTTTATTTGCTTTTACCATGCCGGGAATAAGACGTGCACCAGGTTCTCCTTTACCACTTAATCCAAATGATCCTGCTGTTTCAGGTGATAAAGAAGTAGACATAAAATTATATCCTTTATTTTTAGGATCAAATGCTATTTCAGATAATTCTTTTGCTGTATTAAATTCTTTAAAAGGTTCAGTTGACTCAGTTGAATGATAAACAACAACAGGATTACCTTCTTCGTCTAAAAGAAAATTATCTTTATCTTTATATTTAGCTGCAATTTTTAAGGGTGCTTCAGGAACTATTGCTGGTTCTCTATAAAATCTACTTTCTTTAGGAATTTTTTCTAATGGACTTTTACGTAAAACTCTATTAATTGCTCTAGATGGTACATTTCCTCCCGGTACATTTTCTGCACCAACAAGAGCAGTTCCTAACACTCCCGCAAGCATTGCTCTAGGATCACCCTCAGTTACTCCTGTTTGTAAATCTTTTCCTGCAGAAGACAAAGCAGCAGGTATATCTCGTAAATCAAATAAACTTAAAAGTCCTTCTGTAGAAGCAGCGGCAGGACCAAGAGCAGCACGTGCAGCTTTATCTCCCTTAGAGAAAACACTTGACAACATTTCTTTAAGACCTTCCAAACCTTCTTTTGATTCTTGAATCTTTATAGAAGGTTTATCACTGCCACCTATAGGAAGGTTTTCAGGTATTTGTCTTTGTGCTACCATTTAATTTATACCTTATGTGTGGTAAATAAAAATATAATCTGCTACTGTTTTACCTACGCAGTCCATACCCAGATCAGCAACAAGGTAGTCTGCTATCTCTTGCTGTGTAGTACCAAACCGTTCACACGTATTTTTAATTTCAATATTGATTACTGGCTTTGTACGTTTGATTGTTTCGCTTGCTCCCTTGAGAAACTGTAATTCAAAACCTTCAACGTCCACCTTAATGTAATCAATCTTTTCAAAGTCAAAAGAGTCAAGTGTCTTTAGTACTGCCTTGTACTCTCCCCGTTCTACATCCGTAGTGATTGAAGCAGTACCGCTGTTACCTTCCGCAGCATACTCTAGTGCAATCTCTACGTCATTCTCTGCACCCAGTGCGTAGGGTAGTATTTCAAACCTGTCACTAGAAAAACCTGACAGATTACGTGTAAGACATTCCCTGTGTATTTCAATTGGTTCAAAGCAATAAACCTTATTGAACATATTACATAAGTCTACTGCCCATGTACCTACGTGACTACCTACATCTAATGCAACATCAAAGTTATCTACAAACTGTAAACTTCTTATTCTGTGTGGCTTTTGATACTCTTCTCCTGAAAAGTGATCATCGTTGACAGGAAAGTAAAAGTCCTGCCTCTTTTCTAATTCATATGCAAGTTTCATTTTTAGATTATAACCTCAAACTCTCCAATATGCAACACGCTTCTGTCTGCGTGGATTAATATCATCTTCCCAATCAGGGTCTTCAGGATGTTCCAAGCGCCAACTGTCCTTGACATAATGTATTGCCATAGTCATTGCGTCCACCTGATCGTCATGTCTGCCATAGGGAAACAGTATCATCTCCTCATACAATTCTCTTGACCATTCCTTTCCTTTTGGCAACCATACTCTTCCTGCTTCCAATAACGGAGAAGCAGTAAATACTCTTGACACTTTGTCTTTGTCAGGCATGTACTCCAAGACAGGAAGACCACTACGTCTCATGTCTTGTATTAGCGATTGTCCACTTGCTTTCTTTTCTACCACACAAATATCAGGTCTATGCTTATGATACTCTTGTTGTGCAATACGTCTTAGATCAGGATATTCAAATCTACCACGTACACTTCCCAATAATAATAAGTTACTTGCTACTCCTTCTATACCATCTTCACTATCCTCATGGAAATGAAACACTCCCCACGTTTGTATAACACTATAGTCTGCTGTTGTCTTGGTACTAAAGGCAGTGTCATAAGTCTGCATGATAAAGTCACAGCTTGGTGGTTCTTCATACTCCCACCAGTTGATCCAGTTCTTCTTGATCAAACTACCCTCATCAGGTGTAGGGTTTTGCATGTACAGGCTTTCCCAATACTTTGATCCATTGGTTGCCTTAATTTCCATCTCATCTATTCGTAGTGTCTCATTGTCCTTCCACTCAGGAAAGTAACTTGTACCTTCAGGAAGACCCAACAGCTTACTGGACTTTTCATCTAACCATGCAGGTATACTTACTACGTCCCAACGCATCTTGGTATCAATATCAAACTCTTCCTGCTGCTTTAATAACCACCCACATAGGTCATCATAGTGATACCTAGTATTAATAATAATAATAGAACCATTAGGCATAATACGTGTACGTAATCCTGAAGGCCACCATTCCTTGATGTATCTTCTACCTGCATCAGAGAATGAATCTTCTTCAGACATAACATCATCCAAGATAGCAATGTGTGCACCTCTCCCTGCAATCTGTGATCTTACACCTGCAGCATAATAACTACCATTTAGATTTGTCTTCCACTTACCTGCTGCTCGTACATCTGCACGTAGATTAACACCGGGAAACATATTTGTAAATTCTTCTGTATTCACTATGTCACGCACTGATCTACCAAAGTCACTAGACAACTGATCAGAGTGACTGACAGTAAGTATCTCATGGTTAGGATTTTTACCTATGTACCATGCAGGAAACAACTTGGAACAAATTACTGACTTGCTGCTACGCGGTGGAAGAAAGACCATAAGACGTTTGATCTTTCCTTCCACTACCTTTTGTAACTTATCTGACAGAACTTCAATGTGTCTTCCCATATGCCAGTCAGTAATTAACGTTGGTGCTATCTTACGTACATAAGTAAGAAAGTCATCCTTTGACTGTTGCTGCACCATAACATTCAGAGTATTTCTTATATTCAAAAGAATGTTATAGGTAATCTCCTGTTCACTGGATAAATCTTCCTTTTGGCCGGGTGAACTATCGTCCACTTGTAGATCAGTTGTCATTATTCTTTTTCTATTGTTCCTGCTACGCGCGGCACGCGCCCAGTAGAAATGTTTTTACGCGCGGCACGCGCCCGGCAACACTTACACAAACCTTCCTCTCCGTCTGTGTGGGGTGAACAACTACAGTCTTTGCAGTTACACTGGTATTTATATTTACAATTAGGATTTTCACACATAAGCTACAGCACCTTTCCTTATATCTATATAGAATTAAGTATGATGGTGACAATCATCACCCCAAGTGTATTGTACCACCCCACCCTGTAGGAAGACAAGAAGAAAAGAGTTAAGGATGGAGACAATCATCACCTACAGTGTGATATTTTTGCAACACTTATAATTTATTTTACTATTACTCTTGTCCTTTGCTGTTGTATCTGGTATACTACTCTCTATATAGATTATGTTATAGATTAAAATATAGAAAAAGTATATAGATTACAATAAAGATTTACAATATCAACTAGGTTAAGACTTTATGATATTGATCTTATTATATCTATATAGATATATAGCCGCGTAGCGCACTTCCTAAGTGTTCTGGCAAGGTTGTTTAACTAGACCCTAGTATTTTTTTATTATTATAGCCACCCCTCTTTTGTAAAATAAAACAAAGGGGGGTTTTTTTTATTTTATAGTTTAAACTACCCCTAGTATTTTTGGTAAATATATGACAGTGGCATTATCATCGCGCGCGCGCATGGGTATATTTTTTTCCGTGGGGGTATAGGTCAGCCATCCTGACGCATTCCAGATAGGTCAGCACTATTGACCTTTC